AACCTTCTCCCAATCAATATTCTTAATAGGATAAGAACCAGTCATAATATCCTTATCGTGCCAAAGCATCTTGATAATATCCTCATAATCAAAACCAATGTCAGCATCAATGAACATAATGTGCGTGAAGTCTTTATTCGCCATAAATTTAGCAATCAGGTTGTTTCTAGCCCTCGTAATCAAAGAGTCAGACAAAGTTGAAATAGCAAACTTAAGACCGATCTCTTTAAATCCCATAGCCATCTTTATGGACGACATAAAAAAGGGTTCAGTAACTTGCTGATCATAACAAGGAACAGCAATCATCGGATACCATTCCGAAATCTGATCATGAGTAATTTCAATTTGTTGTTCAGTTCTACTAATCACAACCCGAATTATAGCAAAAAAAAACCCCGACCCTTGCGGATCGGGGAAAAAACCTTAAGGTTTTTATTATGGCATTCAGGATGCCTTGACGGTGCGCTTTGTTGAAGCCTTAGCGTCAGAAGCAGCAACACCAACTTCATTGTCGATGCTATCCTCAGTAGTAACACTACCACCCTTGCTAGCCTTGAAGTACAACTTGTTCTCATCCTTATCGAAACGAATGGTAACCTTGTAGTTGTGCTTTTTAGCCTGAGCACGAATTCTCTGCTGCATTGAGTTATAGGCATTACCTGCCTCAATGTTATCAATACAGAAACGCTCACCCTTATCGGCTGAGTTATGAAGAGCCTCAACAATCTGCTGAAGTTCCTCAGAAACCCGACCCTGACGAGTGATCTCTGGGAAATGGTCTACCTTTGAAATGCTGAACATTATTGCTCCTATAGGTTACTCACCATTAGGTGAGGTGTCTCTCGAACGAACCCTGTGTTCATCCGATGAGTACACTCTACCTTCTCCCAAACGGAACAACGTGCATCTGACGAAAGATTTCAGAAAAAATCTGAAGCCTCACATCAGCGGCTTCCTAATCACTCAGCGTCATCTTCATCGATTTGACCGTCCAATTCCTGAACCGCCTTGATCAGTCTATTGATCACAGTTTTCTGAGCAGTATTCTCTAAACGCAGCTGCGAATTTTCTTGATTCAAAGCCTCAATCAATTCGTTAGCATCAATGCGAGTCAATGCCTCAAGGTCTACAGATTCTCTAGCCATAATGATTCCTCTTTCCTATTGTTCATATTTTCAAACTGTCCAGTTTCTCTAGACAGAACTTGTGTATTGCCGAAATTCGGCATATCTTCGTCTTCGATATCGAAGTCTCCACTAGGATACATCAATTCGATATCAATTTCCTGATCTAAACCAATATTTTTTATGCAACCCGCAACTGCGCCAGCAAGCGCATCCGCTAAGTCTTTCGAACCCGTAGAAGGGTGATCAATCTTATTGTTGCCAAACAGTTTTAGTTTCAACAACTCTTCTTCAACCAAAAGCTCATTCCAATATCCACGGATACGAGTATCATAAATAGCAGTCAATAATGTATCGTAGTCAGACTTCTTTACGCTGTGGAAATCTGCATTAACACCTTGCGATCTTAATGACTGAATCATCTCCACAGACTGCCAACGGTCAAACGTAACCAAACCAACCTGAAACTTTCTACACAAATCGATAATCATCTGGCGCACAGCAGCAAAGTTGATTTCATTACCAACAGAAGCCTCCCAAGAATAAATCAAATCCATGTTAACAACAGGAAGTGTTTCTGGTCCCATAGAAGTTTGAATTTCTTTAAACCCAGCACTAGAAACCATACACAAAGCAGCACGGTCACGTTTCAAAGCAAGGTCAACATGAATGAATCGTGTCTTACCATCACTACCATTAAACCAAGGCTTAAACGTACCATCGTCCTCATTAACAGGATCATCAGAATAATGAAAAGCCTTCCTAACCAAATCAGGATCACGGAAGTATGCGTCAATCATATTAGGAGGCTCACATTCAAATCTCATCTTAGCCTCAATAGGATTACGAATATATTCAGACTCTAACTGATGACGCTCAATCGTAGGATTAACCTCCCACGTAGCAGCCTTGATAGTCCAAGTCTTAGGCTCGTCTTTCTCTTTAGCAGCATTAAAACGAGACTCAATAAAGTCACCTTTATAACGAGGGAAAGAAAGAAGAATAACTTTACCCACCTCGGGGAAACGAGACATCACAGACAACTTGCTCATGTTGTAAATAGCAGAAGCAGAACCTTTAGAACGAGTTTCACCTTTTAACTCAGCATCTGTTTTAAAAGCAGCGATCTCGTCAAGGATTACAGTCATAACTTCATAACCCTCCCAGCCTTCACTTTCAGAGTGACCAGAGAAACACCTGACAGGTCTAGAGAAGAAAAAGATTTCAGAAACTCTAGGTTCAAAACCCACTTCATTAAAGAACGGTGACGACAACAATAAGTTCTTCAAAGGCTCGAAGAAAACCCTCTGAGCCTGCTGAGCGTTAACAGCCAAGTTAAGCAAGTCAATATACACACCGGTAGCCTTGCCATAATAATTCAGCGGATCTCTTAAGCAATGCATCAGATACGCTGTGTATGCGATAGAAATACGCGCACAGTGGTCTTTACCACTTCCCTTACCAAGCATACAAATAACTTCGTTGTCAGTATACTGTTTGTGATAAGCCGAACCCTCTTCTTCACCCATCAACTTTTGAAGAGTAGATTCTTTAAAGATTTGTGTGGAATGGCGCACAATCTCTAACTGAATAGGGGATAATGGGGGGAGTCCAAGATATTTCTTATCTTGAACAAAAGTCTGAATAGAAACCGGCTCTTCTTCTAGTTCTTCTTGTCTTAACAATCTGTCGAAGTCTTTAAACTCCAGATTGATCCCCATATAGTCTGACATCGTTTTATAAAACCTTTATTCGCGAGTATCTGTCAAATCGGCTGGATATTCTTCGCCTTCGACATCATACACATCCCTATCAGGGAAAGTATCTTCTTCATTCATAATTTCAAAAGCAAGAGATAGTTCTTTTCTAACTTCTTCTGCAATCTCAGGATGTTGAGAAATAACATCTCTCAAAATCTTGGATAGAATCTGGTTAACGTTCTCTGCCTTCTGCATACGCTGAATATATTCAGCATCAGCATTATTGCTACCACTCATTAACTTATGAAGTTGAGCTTTTTTAGTAGCAATATCACCAGCTAACTTTAAAGCCTGAATCCTCTGGGCCACCATACCGTGATCAGTAGCAATCGAAACAGTTTCCCACGCCTCTTTGCTGATCTGATCAAATTCATCCAAAGCCTTAAGAGTGTTGTACTGCAACTTCTCAAGAAAGTAAGGATCGTTCTCAGCCTGCTGATTAACAAGCTCTTTATATTGTTGAACATAATTTTTAGCCTTATTGATCGGTATAGAAAGAAGAGAAGCAATCTCATGATTGCTGTAACCTTTTACATGCAAAAGACCAGCCTCTTGCACATCACGGACTTCATCTAATATAGTTCTAGGACTAGTGCTTTCTAAATCTGACATAACCTATCTTTATATTCTTGCACAACTGATTCCCAAGAATATTCCTTATGAATAATTATAGCACCTTCTAAAGTATGCTGCTTAACTTTATCATAATTATCTACAACGTAATGCATCTTGTCAACAAAGTCGTCCATGCTAGGCTTAGCCCACTTACCACCCTGATAAATGCCAGAAGTTCCCTCAGAAGACCATTCAAAATCTAAAGGAACAGAAAGATGAGCGTACTCTGTACAAGCAGTAGCGTTAGTACAAATGGTAGGAGTCCCACAAGCAATCGCATCAAAAGGAATCATTCCCCAACCCTCACCCATAGTGGGATATAAAAGACAATGAACAGAACGATAAAGATCAGCAAGCTCATCTTCACTAATCTCATAATCAATAACCTCAATACGATCATGGTTCGTAATTGCGCCGTGATTCATTCCAGAATCCCGTATACGAGCGTCTGGTGGCCCCATAGACTTCACAATAAGCCGGAAGTCCTTCCGGTGCCCATACGTCCTCATAAAAGCGTTTACGGCCATTTGAGTATTCTTGCGAGTGGATGGGCTACCCACATGCAAAAATGTAAAAGGGCCATCAGGCACACTGTCTGACTTATAAAAAATATCAGACTCTATACCCAACCTGAAAGCATGAACATTGTCATGACCAGTGCTATCTTCAAAAACACTTTTAGCCCAAGACGAAGTAGTCCAAACTTCATCACAGTTCTGAACATGCCTAACCCAATTGCTAGGCAGAGCGTTAGTCTCCCAATAGCTAAACCCTATGTTATAACAATCACCAAGCTTATAATCGTTAGGCAAACAATTATTCACTAATATATCATCGTCAAAAGCGGGGACATCAGGTATCAATTGAACACCTTCAGCCATAGAAACAAACACATTGCTAACGCTTTTGTCCAAACATAGAAAATCCTCTGGCTCAAAGACAGGTAGACCAGCGTCCCTGAGGCCAGAGGAAATCCTATATGATGCGTAACCGTAACCGTCAGCCCTGCTCTTCGACAGCGCTCTCCAGTACAGATTCCTTTTCATCATCTTCAACTACCTTATACAAAGTATAGTCGCCTACTTTGGAAACTTTTTCAAGAGTCTCCTCAATACGCTTAATTTCCACAAACACCCCCTCCAAAAAAAGGTCGGATCAATAATTCAGCAAAAGAATACTAGCCGATATTCTCTGGATTTGCAGGAGTTTGTATTTTTTTCTTTAGATTATTTCTCGGTCAAAAACTAACTTTTTGCCTATCGAAACAGCCTGCTCATGTAAATGGTCGTAACCATGACCATGTTCTTTCGTATACTGGACTCTGTAGTTAACCCAACTATCTACAGCCTTCCAGAATTTCGCATCCGTCATCCGCTCCAGTTCTTCCAATTCCTCGGTAGACAAAAGGAACGAAAGAACACCCAAAGGCATATAGACAACCATGTCATAACCCGGGTCTTTACCACTAGTATACTCTTTCAACAAATCCTGAAAAGACTGAACAATCTTCTTAACCGCAGGGCCAGAGTAATAATCAATATTGCCATGAGCATTGCGAATCCTCGGGCAATAATCATCCACCGTAGTTATAGTACCAAAACTCCTACACACCATCGGCCTATAACCATAAATCGTACAACCACCTTTAAAAAACACACACTTACGATCAGTCTCACCACCAATCTGCCAAGACTCATCAAACATTGCCTCTTTCAGAGACTCAACAACACCATCCATCCACTCATCAGCAACAGCACGCCCCTGATCTTCAAGATACAAGTAATACTGCTGTCTGAGCCTGAAAGCAATATGGGCGCACTCAGTCATATGAATAGTCAACCCAATACTACAGCACTTACCAGAACCAAGACACTTATAATCAGTCTCATTCTGCTGAGCCTCCAGCATTCTAACCTGATTATAAATCATATCAAGCTTAGCAAAAGTTGATATATCAGAAGTGCTAACCGACTTTCTCATCGTCCACGACCTTTCTTTTTCATATTATTCATCTTACGCATCTCACGACGCTTCCTTTCAACTCTTTCTTGCATAGGAGACTTCGGACGACGCATACTCGTTTTACCTAAATTACGCCCCTTACCGCGATACTTTAGCAAATCATACTTGGCAACCCAGTTATAAACAGCCTGAGGAGTAACTTCAATATTGTAAGAGTCTTTCAACTTTTTACAAATATCTGTGAGGTTCATACGTCGCTTGACGTACATATCGTATAGCCACTCCTTATCTTTGTAAGGTTCCATAGCCATGATCAATATAATACCATAGGGCAATGCCGATTGCGTCGTTTACGTCATCATCTTCAGTAGACTGACCGCAGAAATCATCAATAATTCTCTTCACACGATCCTTGCGCTCTTGAGTCAAACGCCTCTGTAACCCCTTAGACCCGTGCTCTGTTTCAATCTTCTTCTTGTCTTCTTTTGAAACATTCTTATATCCAATCCTATTCTTCCAGATAAGAGGATTGATATCAGTAACGCTATCACAATACTCATCTAAAACTCCCCAACTGTAACCAATAATGTAAGAAATAATCCTGCTAGACTGAAAGTTCTGAATATAAACAGACTGCTCAATTGCTGCCTGCCTAAAAGAATAATCTTCCCAAACATCCAACAAACCTGATCTAATAACAGCAAGTTTGCTTGAAACTTCTTTTTTGTCTTTAAACTCTATCTTTCCAGTACTAACAATATCAAATTTGTTAATATCAAGATCAACAACACACCAAGCTAGCGAGTTAGAAGAAGGGTCAATAGCGATCAACCTATTAGACTTTATGGAACTAACAAGTTTACTTATACTCATCTCTTAGGGACTCCTCATCCCAACCCCAAGAAACAAGCCTGTTTATATACCTCTCTCTTTTGCATCTTTCACAAATATCTTCTTTGTTGTAAGAAGACAATATTGTGTCACACTTTTTAGACTCGCAAACCCTTTTACTGTTCTTTTTAGCCTTGTTCTTGTAGTAATTCTCAAGAAGTCTTTTGTTTGTGACAACTCTTCTGCAATCTGCGGAACAAAAGATCGCGTTGTACGTTTTAGGCGTAAAGATTTTCCCACATGCTTCATTTTTGCATGGTATGGGTTCAAAATGGTTCGTACTCCTCAACAGGCTCCTTCTCCGACCAGCACACTTCAGCCAAATCACATCTAGCACAGTGCTTCGAAGTACGCTTATAAGGACGATCAGGCTTTACACCGTCAAGAACATTCTTATAAATCTTTCTATACTTCTTAAATAGTTTATCAAGAAAAACGTCATCTCGCTCGATATAGATAGGTAAAATTTGTTGATTATTTTTGTTCTCGTAAATAACAAATCCAC